TTAAGACCTGGAATCGCATCAACATACGCCTTTCTGATCTCTCTGCCTTTCTTAACAGCCTCCCCATCAGGTAGTTGTTTATCATAGCTATGACCTAACTTGGCATCTCCAGCACCATATAAAAATGCATAGGAAATTGTCTTTATTTGTTTCCTGGTAACGCCAACCCGCTTGGCATTTTCGGCGTGGATATCTCCGGTGAGGAGAATTTCGGCGTAACGTCCTTTATCATATCTGGCGAGATAGTGGGCAAGCATCCTGAGCTCAATACCGCTAAGATCGGCACCGACCAATACTTTATTTGGAGTCGCCGTAAATAATTGTCTGAATCTTTCATCTGAAGGTACTTGTGATAAATTTGGTTTTCTATGAGCACATCTAAATGTGCTTGTTGCAACTGAACAATGGTGGTGAACTCTAGACTTCGTAACAAGCTTCTGCCATGCGTTCACGCCTTCTGATATCATTCCAAGCTTTTTGGTCAGATCCAGTAGTTTCAAGAACTTCAGAGCAATATCCGTCCCAATATCTTTTAATACGGTCTCGTCTATAACCGCCTTCCCTGAATTCGTCAGTAAGGATGTCTGCCAGCCGTAATGTGTGGTAAGTATCCATGCAATATGATCTCGTGAGGTTGGGTTTAAGTCTTTGAGTTTGGTAAATGTAGCACCAGCGACATAGCCTTTGGTCCTATTATTTCGTTTAGGAGTAAATAATGGTCCGCTAACGAAAGGATGCCTGTCTCGTAATATCTGACAAGTTTCTTCATACTCTCGTCTGAGAGAAGATTCAAGTTCCCGTGCAGCTTGCTCATTAAAAAACCATCCATGATTTTCCTGTTCAGTAAGTATGTGTGCTACCTGATGCTCTAATTTAAGCCAGTCAGGTAAGGGTGGAAGTGGTCGCATAACTTTTCTGTAACTTTAACGTCTTGAATACAGTAGTCTTGCATTTCTTTTGACCATGTTTTCCAGTCTGTTGTCTCGCCAAAGTCTCCTTTGTAGACACCTAATCTGTAGCCATAAGCTTTAAGACTATGTGATCCATATAATTTAGTGGGCATATTTTCCCATGCATTCTTCTTATCTATATCGAGTAAATTCGGATGATATAAGCGAGATAGCAAAAGAGTATCAATAATGGTACCATGAGGATTAAACCAAGGGTATAGCTTATGTATAAAAGGTAAGTCAAACCCAATAATATTATGCCCAACAATAACATCAGCGACTTCCAAATGCGATAACGCAGTCGTGATAGAGTAGTTACTACCCATTGGAAGTTCCTTGGGCGATTCCGCATACGCTTCATCATTAAATGCTTCCGTGCGGGAATCTTTGGCGAAGTGTAAGGCAATACAATGAATTCTGGGATCTTCTGAGGTGAATGATAAGCCATTAGTCTCCAGATCGAACACTATTGGTCCTACCTTTCCACTCATAGGTTTTGTCGATAAATCTGGCACGTTCTACTGCCTCTTTACTAGGTGGGTTAGGTCTATTTAATACTGGTATTGCTTTGTCACTCTTTCTTGCACATCCATTTTCCTTGGCGATGTGTTGGTACCATGGATGGCTATAGGTACTGCCTTCAAAAATCCGTGGCTGGATTGAAAATTGGTGTTGTTTCAATTTCATTTTCGGTAAATCTGCAAGTGTTTATATCGTAGGTTAGTTCTCCTGCTGTGCCTGTCTCGCCTGAATAACGATTTTTAAGGATTCTAATAGTTGTAGGACTTCTTCCGTTGTCGGACTGTTGATTTCGCTCGAGTCCCACGAGGTTATCACTGATCTGAGCAATGGAATGAGATCCTCTGAGTTGCGATAAATTAATACGTCCTCCTTCTTCGTGATTACGACTGTCATTTGTACTTCTCCGTAGGTGTGAAACTAAAAATAATGCTATACCTGTTCTTTCTACTAATGACCTTAGCTTAGTCATTGTAGTATCTATCATACGTCGTTCGTCTCCGTCAAGACCACTCAATAATATACTGAGGTGATCTAGGAATATAACACGACACTCCAATCCACTGGCAAGGTATTCGATCCTATTGTAAATAAGCTGCGGGTCAAAAGAACCAAAGCCGTCAAAAAGGTAAAGATTCCAATTAGCAATGGAATTATGAAAATACTCTTCGAGTTCTGATTGGTCATGTTCTTGTAATGTTAAATTTCTACCAACTGCTGTGGACATCAATCCAAGAGCTGTTCTTCTATTACTTGCTTCAAGTTCCAAGATCCCAACCGACTCGCCTTTGTTGAGTAAGTCAGTTGCAAGGTACCGCATGATACTGGTTTTTCCTGAACCAGTGCCCGAAGTAAAAGTCGTAAGTTCTCCATACCTGATCCCGTGTAGTTTCTTGTTAAGTCCCTCGAATGGGTATTCATGATCATATGGTTTCTGTGGTGTAGTAACTAATTTTAATAAATTCTTTCCATCTACAATTCCATCTGGTCTATATGGTTTAGCATCCCATATGGCTTTTCTTATAGCCTCCGTGTCCTTGGCTTGCAACGCCTCTGACGGATCTTTGTAAGACTCCATACGGGCGATTTTGACCTTACCTGCTGGTAAGACCCCAGCCGCCTCCTCGGCAGCCTTACGACCTGGTTCGTCACCATCGAAGAATAATACAATCTCCTCATATCCCTGGAATAAGGGTAACTGTTTTTGTAGGTCTTTCTTAGCTGACGCTGCACCATGCGGTAAGGAAACCATAGGCCAGTTAGGCATTGCTTCATAACAGCTCGCAGCATCTAGTTCACCTTCAGTAACAACAATACGCTTACCAGTTGTAGGAAATAAATGCTGACCAAATAAGGTATCAGTAGATTGTCCTTCATAACTAAATATTTTTCGTTTGTTTTTTACTTTGATCCCAGCAAGAAGTCCATCGCTTGTGAAATATGGGAAGCATAGAGTGTCTGCGTCTCTGTGAATCCTATACTTTCTGCAAGTTGGTTCAGTGATTCTTCGTCTTCTAAGTTCTTGAGGGTATCCTCTGAGTTCGACATTTGTCATTTTCCGTGTTGACTGTGAAAGATTTATACCCTCTGCGGGTGTATAGTGGTGGCATGAGAAACAGAACTTGTGACCGTCAGTGTAAACTGAGTTAGCATCTGACGAGCCACAATTGTCACATGGTTCATGTGCCACAAATTCTGATTCATTCATATTAACCAATCAATTGGTAATGAGTGGAATGCACACCAAGGGATGTCATGTTTATCACACCACTTAGCATACGTTGTTTTTGAGTGTTTTGATATTTTATTGTAGGGTGATTGAAATACCATTCTCAGATCAATATCTGGATTGTCCTTCTTTACAGCTGCGATCTTTCTTCTATCTGCTGCGTCCCAGTATCCCTTTGTTTCAAGGTAGACGTGGTTTGGAAGTACAAAGTCGGGATGATAATTGTGCTGTATAGTATAAGGAACCTTACAAGATTCATATTCATAACTAACTCCGAGACTAGAAAGCAAATTAGCTATCTGCTCTTCTAGTCCCGATCTAAATTTAGAAGTCCTCTTCTTCTGTCGCTTCATTGTCTACAGGTGGTTCAGTGGCTTTAAATCCTTTGGTTTTACCGAATAGATTTGCTACTTCATCCTGATCCAACTCTCCAGCATCGACACCAGCCCCGTCAGATTTAACTGACACAACTTGTACGCCAACCAACTTAAGAGAGCTGCCATAGGTAACCCCATCCCGTAGAATATAAGGTTTTTGGAAGAAACCCAATTTAACAGTAGATCCTGCATATAACGGTGTTTTCTTATCGGTCACGGGTGTTCCCTCTGTATCTACTACAGGAGGTCTCTTATCCTCACCCCAAGAGAATTTAATTTTATATTTTCCATCCGATACTTCTTCCCATGGTGTAGGTTTTAGGGTAGCACGTTTCGGATTCTTGAGCTTAGACTCAGCCCATCTAAGAACTTCAGTCCTCTCATTTTCTAGCTTATCAGCAATATCTTTACTGACCACAGCCGAGAGTGAATAACCAAACTTCCCAGGTTCTAGGATAGCTTGAAATCCCTCAAGTGTAACTTCATCAGTAACGTGTACGTTCTTAGGCATTTAAGCAGCCTCCTTTGCAGGTGTTAATGCTTTTACTTCAGAATCTAATCTATCATAGAATTCTTGAAGTTGCTCAAGTTGTACTTTAACTTGTAACAGTTGCTTTTCCTTAGCTTTAAGTTCAGCAGCTTTCAGTCTTTCTTCAGACACAACTACTATTGTAGGAGGTGTGAAGAAACTATCAAATAGTGAATACATTTAACAAAAAAAGTAAGTGGAATCTATCACCGACTCAGGCTTAAGATCACCTATGATCGGTGGTTCTGTCTCTGCCCCTATCTGTGAGGCAAAGTCATTGAGATAATCATGCTCTGCAAAGAGATGCATGTATGTCTCCCTTATTATAGCCGATAGTTCGTCCATGTCAACCGCTTGTGTGAGAACGCTGTCATGAATGAGTGCAATAGGCTTATCGAATTTATCTATACTGAGATGTAACAGTGAAGCATCTAGTGAATGAATAAGATTCGGTGCAGTAGCAGCTCGATGACGATTAATATCTACCTCGTTAGTCTCATCAGTTGCTACTGATATTTGACAACGACCTAAGAGTTGTAATTCTAATCTAGCTACTTGCTTTTTCATGATACGTTGATTCACTACGAAGCCCGATGGTGTAACCCATTGTAACTCTGTAGCTCCACGTTTAACAGCTTTAGTAACTTCATCTTCTATCCATTTCATTACTGACATAGGGCCAGGGACAACTTTATTCATAGCGTCCCTGACAGCCTGTACGGTAACTGTTAGATCTTCCTTGTCGATCTCAATTCCTTTTTCCAATAGGGCATCACGAATATATGACCTATTGCTGTAGGGTTTAGCATTGTAGGGTATTGTCATAACGGTCCTTTTGACCGTCTTCCTATCCATTACTTTCTGTATGTGCATAGGACAATTAGGTTTGGCAATATCCGCTACAACCTTATACGCGTCTTGTGGTCTATCAGCAGGCAACACATTGACGAGTTGTGCTGTGCTCCGATCTCTAGCGAGACCTGCGAGAATCTGTAGACCACTACATGTAGCATCTGTAGCTACAAATAGTCCAGTAGTCTTACGTTCCTCTGTTATAACTACTGAATAGTATTCCTCACATGCAGCAAGGAATTGCCATGGTTCATCAGCTACCTCCCATTCAACTCTATTTCTAATAGGATCAATAGCTACCTTGGCTATCAAGTTTATGTTGTTATGTGTCCACGACAGTCTCTCGGCCATCGTTGCTTTATCTAAACCGTAAGTAGTTGCTACTTGAAAAGCTAACCACTTCTTACCTGACTCTGTGATATAAGACTCATCAGCACTACGAATTAGTGACTTACCAAAGTCTGTATCTTGAGGTGTTAAGAATGCAGGAATCGGATATGCTCTTCCTCTATAGTCAAATGACCACGGAATGAAGAATCTATCTCTATCCTTAAATCTATCAACTGCCTCCATAGTCATCCTAGTACGGCAGCTTTTCTTAAACTCAGCTGCCCTCTTATTCATTACTTCAGCAGCAGCTCTACGATATGCTTTACGTGAGTCCTTGTTCTCTGCTATATCAACTGGTTTAGGTGGTAGATCGTAATGAATTATAGGTAAGAATTTACCAACTGCTATTCCTTTGTCTTGAAGTGTACTTGCCACCTTGACTGTGAAAGAATTGCATGTGTATCCAACCTTCTGAATTTTATTCAAAAAAGCTAGTGGTGTTTCTCCCTGTATACGTGAGTGATTGCCTCTGCGAACTAAGTCATGTCCATGCATTACCTCATTCAGCATATATCCGCCAGCAGATTCATTAGTCCAATCTTTAGGTGGTATTAACATAGGCCAAGCTAATGGTGCAAATAACTCTGCATTAGCCATTACTTCATCTTTGATGTCCATAAACTCAGGGGTAGGGACAACAAATATACTAGTCTTGCGTCCTTGACGTATGGATTGTTTCATGAACCATTGACTTGATTCCATGATACAGTCTAATAACCAAGCACCTAGTTTAATACGAATACTTCTATTCCACGTTGTCCATTGTTTAACCTCATAACGATTCATCAATGTTTTTATTACAACGAATTTTTGCTGTGTACCTATGGATCTATGCCAGTAGTTTTTCTTCAATGTATTTAACAATCCAGGTGCATGAGTTTCATAATGTCTCATCTGACACTCATCTTCTATTGCATGTCCAATTGCTTCACATACATTAATAACTAAGTTACATCCGTCCTTGTATCCAAATACTTTATCAAATGTAATCTTACATGCTATTGCAGCAGCAGATTCTTCATCAATATCTCTTAAGTATTGGTGTATATCTTTAAATGCTACACCATTCTTTCTTTCATGTATCCTTGAATTAGTTTCCTTTATCTTAGATACCAATCTTGGAAGTAAAGAGTGTATAGAAGATATACCATAAATAGTAGCTGAACCATAACTTTGATCCTCTAAGTTTAATGTTTGATCTTGTAACCTTTTAAGTCCTTGACTAATAGCAGTACGTTCAAGTTCAACTTGCTCGTCTATTTGTTGAGGAGTAGGCTTCATGATCATGTAAGTCATCGTTTACTTGCTTAATTAATAATTGCCTTATCTCATGATAATGCGGATGATCATCTGGAATAGCATTGATAGCTTTCTCAAAGTAATCATATATGTTTTCTTTAGTGGTGTCCGAATAGTTCATCAATTTCCTCATCTGTTAAATCGTCCCATGTATCCAGGTTATAATCTTCTGGATTATCTGGTAATTGTTTATACCTATCCCTTTTTTTATTAGGTCTAAGTATTTGTACTGAGTTACCATCAACTATAGTAAATATAGTTTTCATGTTTTTATCAGCTACTTTAGCATCTAAGTATTTTTGAGCCGCAGCTGACTGTGAATATACCTTTTCAGATATATTACCATCTGTTTCTTCTCGTATAACACAAGCGACTGAAGATGGTAATGCCCAGCCCATGACCTTCCAATTAAAGAAGTCCTTGTATGTTAAAGGTATAAAGAATTCATCAGGTGAATCTTTGTATGCCTTCCAGTTATTTGGAAAGTACTTAGGTCTTTTATTAGATGGTCTTTTCTTAGGCATGTTATTCCTCTATTAGTTGTACGTCCTTGAGAGTAGTTCCCTCTATTCTAGCATGAGCTAGACCTAACCAAGCAGCTTCTTCATCATCTTTAGCATTCAAGACAATACTGCCTAGCTTTTCATAATGACAAACATACTTGTTCATTTAAGCCTCTTGATTAATTGTTTTGCTTTCTTCCGTGCTTGACGGATTGCTTGCGGCTTTTTGCGTCCTTTGTCTTTTCGCTGGACGTCCCCTTTTGCGTGTTTTAGTATTGTTGGACTGTTCATAATTCTTTTCTAACTCCTTTAATAATTCTTGATATTGAGGAGTGTATTCTGAACCCATCCCTCCGTAATGGCTTAACCATGATAACACTGCGTTATATAGTAGCCATTCTTTAGTCTTTGTCATAGAAATCCTTCTCGTATACTTCTAGTAATCCTTTTTGTTCTGCAATGATAGCAGCTTGTTCTTTGATAGATTGAGTGTATTCGGAATGTCCTCCTACTCCAGCTGGCATACCTAATAGAACTGTAATGTTCATTTTAGCTAATGCAATCTTACCATAACACTCCTGCATAAGTGCCATTAATACATCTTCTTTAAATGTTGTAGCCATTAGTACCTCTCTGGTATTTTATCGTAGTCTACACCACCATGATGTTCAGTGGATGTAGGTCTCTCACTAACTTCATCAAATGAAATAGAGACAATTGGGAATGCGTCCTTGAGTTTGTGTGTAAATGCCCAGACCATATCCTTTACGTCCATAGGTGAACGAACTACTATTGTGAATTTGTATTGTTTCATTACCATTTTCCATCTAAGTATTCTTTTACAGCTTCCTGTACTTTTTCATCGAACCAATCTGATTCCATGATAATATCAGTTTGCATGTCGATGCGTTCATCGACTAATTGAATAATTTCTTCGTAAGTCATTAGTATGCAATGTAAGGTGAATCGCCTACGTCCAGCCACATGTAATCAATACATACAGCTTCGGCTTGTTGTTCTACATCTCTAGCTGCATCCGCAAGGTCATAATCCTCGCGAATGCTAGTCTTAAGTAGAAAGTATGCAGTTTTACTCATCAATACTCTCCACTTCCTTGGCTAACTGTCTTTTAACAGAAGCTTTAAATGCGTCCCTAAGATCTGTATCTTCTATTACATATTCAATATAATTACATATAAAGCTGTCTACATCTGATTGTTCTACACCATTTAATAGTACACTATCTTCATGGTTATTACTTACTCTGAAGCAATCATGTTGCTTGCAATAGTATAAGTATGCGTTGTCGAAATAGTATTCAACTGTTGTTTCTGTTTTGAGTGGCATGTGTCCGTGTCCGTGTGACTGTGAATTGACTGTGAATTTAAAAAAAATACAAGACTATTCAGCCTTGTATCTTCCAATAAGTTTTGTTAATGCTTCAGGATTAACTAGAACTTCATTAGGAATAGTATCCCAATCTAATTCTAATGCAATCCATCTAAGTATTAAACCTAATTGCTGATTCTCAGCTTTAGAAATACCTACAACACCAATCTTTTTAGCTTTCTTTTTAGCTGGTGATTTAGTATCAATTTTAACTACATTGTTCTTAGTAGTAGTTTTAACATCTAAATTAGCTGGTTTTGCTGCTAAGAATTGCTTTGCAAGCTTTTCATTAGGTAGATCAACTGTAACATTCATGGTAATAAATAAATTAATAAACTTCTGATGGTTTGGTAACGAATCTCATAGGATCACTAATTAATAACCCTACTGCATCTTGATTAAAAGTATCAATATATGCTGTGCATACATCTTTAACTTTATCCTCATACTTAGTAGTAACTGTTACTAACTTAGTTGACTCTTGAGAGCCTTTCCAAGCCCCTTGACAGTCTTGTACAGTATAACCTGCAAAAGACATACTTATAACGTCTTGGAAAGCCTTCCATGAGTCTTCTGAGATGGTTCCAGTTGGTGTATTAAGACCAAAGAACATTTGATAAGTTTGCTTCATGTTGTTTCCTCCTGTATGTACCTAGTATAGTCGATCTGGTCTGAGATGCTACCTATTGTCTGGAAACCCACATATCTTAGTTGAGTCTCGCTGTGCGTCCGTGCGTGCTGACTGTGAATTGACTGTGAAATTATTAATAAATTAAATAAACTTTGATCTATTAATAATATAAATGTAATTAAATAGGTGGTTAATAATAACATAATAAAATAATAAATTGTAACTAATAATAATAAACAAAAAAAAAGGTGGCTATTTAGAATAGCACACCAATACTAAATGTAATGAATAATAAATAGAATAATACTGTACGTTGTTGATGTAAATCATTCGCCGCAGATAATAATTCATTCTTATTATTCTTTAACGTAAATTTCATAGACATGATTTTCTCCTACGATTTACAGTACTTGGTAATTGTTTAATAGTAACAATCTTACCCTGTTGTTGTAACTGACTAATAGTCATTGCAAGTTGATAGTAATAGTTTTTATTATGCATTAGAAATACCTCACCATTAAATAAGTTAATACAATTGGCATTGGAGCTAATAAGAAAATCATTGTAATCTCTCCTTCATTAATTCCTCATCACATACTTCAAATGCAAAACATTCTATTGCACACCATACGATTGCATTCTTATAAAGAACTATATCGTAATCATTCTCAACAAATAAACAAGCAGGATAATTATCTCCCATTTGTTCTTTTACATATTCTACTATTTCATCACTATGTAAATCATAAAATGAATTAGTTTGTGAATAATAAATATGAGAATGAGCACAACCACTAACACATCCTCCTTCAAGTATGTATTTGCAGTCATCAACATCGTAGACCCTTTTAAGGTCTCTAATCATTTCCATCATTTGATTAATACCTTAATAAGTTTACATTTAGAGAATAAATCTCTAACGGCTCATAGCAGGATCGAACTGCTTCCAGGTGCTAGACAGGCACTTGTACTAACCATTATACTAATGAGCCAAGGATTACAATTAATTAATATTATTAATACTAACTAATTGCGATTGGACTGTGAATTAATTAACAATTAATCATAAATCCTCTGAGTATATATTAACCCCTCACATAATGTTGGAGATAATAAGTATTCACATAATTCTTCATCTGTGAATCTATTATAATCATCGACATCTTCAATTAATTCTTCAATAGAATCTAATTCAATTACTAATTCTTTATTAATTATATCATAATCTAATCCAATAGCATCAACTAATTCAATTAGATCATAATCCACTGTGAACTTAACATTCATAATAACCTCATTAAATTAATTATAATATGAGAGATAAATGATCTTGTCGTTATCATGACACGCCAGTAATATGTAGGCTTCGATAATAACTTTCAAATACAACTCCAAACGATTGTCAAACAGTAAGCAATAAGTACTCGTTTTATTAAACCTCTTATTAATGTGATCTTTAATAATAATTAGTCAGCAATTAATAAGTAGTAAACTCTCACTTAGTTAAAGATGATTAAATCTGAACTTTGGATGTTTATCTCTCATGTACCTATTATAACCACAGAATCTCAACTATGCCATACTATGTCAGCAATACCACATTAGTCTCATGAGAACATACTACATCCATTGGTATCACTGTGTTGTCCCTTCTCTATTCATTACTCGACTGTGAATTACTATCTATTACTATTAGTGTCGCTACAGATAGCAACAAATAAATAGCAATTATACTTAGTTTGTGTCAGTATTATCAGAAAATAATAGTAATTCTAGTAAATAATATAAATTAATCTGATTACTATGTATTATTAATACCCTACTGGGGGTACTGGCGTCCAGGCTATGACGCTATATGCCTTCAGAAATTTATGATAAAATATTAGGAGGTATAGTAATATACAGTAATATCAGTAATATCAGTAAAAAGTGAAGTTTGGGGTTAGTGGAGGACTGGGTAGTGTTATAGGAATATCCAAAATATATCCAATCAGAGGATATTGGGGATATTAAGATAGAGGAAATTGTTGTCGTGAGATAACAAATTTCCTCATTCAGGGGCTGGGTCCACCCTTCCCTTCCCCTGTATACGTGAGTGATTGCGTTTAAACCCAGGTAGGGACTGGAGAGTCACCATCAAGTCCGTTAGCTTTGTCTCTTTGTTCTTTATTCATGCCTAAAACCAGGTGATCAGCGGATCTATGAGGTCTATCTAGGAAGTCTTGTAACATAGAGTCCCATTCTTCACGTTTACGTTGTTTAATGGTGTCATGAGCGTTAATAGACATTGCATCTGTGTAGTATTTTACACCTTGAGCTAGGCAATCTAGTCTATCGTCGTGTTTAACGGCACCCTTTTCACGACACATACGGGACATTTGGTAGAAGAGCATGTATAGTAGTCTTAATTCGGGAGCTTCATTCTTATTTGACTTATAATCCCATTCTATAACCTGTCTATCAACCACAAGTCTGTGTTGATTAAGGATAGGTTCAAGAGAATCAATAATTCTGTCTTCTTTTCTTACATTAGCTCTAACTTCTTCTACATCTATAGCTAATCCAGTTTGTTGTAGGTGTTTTTTGAATAGTTCACATACTATACCATCACCAAAGTTAGTTTCGATTACTAATTTAGTAACTTTATACTTTCTACACCCTCTAAGGATGTTAAGTAGTGTGTCGTCGCTATAACCGTCTCTATAGGCTCTCATTTCGTGTAGGTATAGGAAACCATTCTTTTGACTAATGAAGGCTGCTGCAGTCTCATCTGTGCCCCTTCCAGAGGGGTCTACGGAGCAGATGGTTTCGGTATATTCAGTCCATTCACCATTGAGTTGCATTGGAGAATAGAAATAATCTCCTGGTAATCCAACTGTGGGTAGGTCTTTGATAACATTAGATGGGTCAGAGCACCAAATGACACTATCGGGAGCAGTTGTAGGGTTGACACTAGTAACAACAAGGTCTGCCATCTTAAGGGGGAACTTTTCTGCATCTGATAAGCTTGTGTCTAGTTGAAATTGAAGCATATAGTTAGAACGACCCATAGATGCTTCACGTTCTAGTAGGTCGTCATTATCGAATCTGTCTGGGTCTGTTACACCCCACTCTTCTGCACCAGCTTCCAAATCTTCTTGTATTTGAGGAGCTAGTAATCCTTCGTACTGGGATAACTTATCTTTTCTTGGGTATCTACTGGGCCAAACGAACGGACGGTACGAACGCTCTGCCAACTTACGATAAACAGTAAAAGTAGTCTGAGGAGTCCCGAGATACATAATACGGCTATCACGTTTCGGCGTGAGGATGGATTCCGCTTCAGTACAGAGTTGAAGAAGTTTTTCACGCATTAACTCGGTCATGGAGTTTCCAGGCACCTCTATGTCGTCCAAGATCATTAAATCGGCACGACTTCCGGTTAGCTGTCCAGTTATACCGACGCTTTTGACGCTTGGGGCTTGGTGAGGAGAACAGTTTACGTCGAAGCTGATGCGACTCCAACGAGAATCGTCCGATTTCGGTTGTAGATGACTGAGCCATGGAGTTTCAATAATAAGTTTTTGTAAAAAGATTGACATGTTATCTGCTCTCTCTTTGGAGGCAGATATAATCATTATTTTTCGTTCTGGGTCATTAAAGAGTGTCCATAACACAAAAGCACCAGTAATCCAAGATTTACCAACACCTCTAAAGGCTTGGATCTGTAATCTTTTTGGTCCATGTTGTAAGTAGTCTGCGATAGAGTACTGTGCTCTTGTAGGAGATGGAAGGTCTAACTGTTCCCACAGAGCTTGTAGGAACAGCTTAAAGTCGTCTTTTAAAGCTAGTAATACGTTATTCATTTGTTACGAGATCTACCAGTTCTTTCCCATAAGATTTTTTTCATTGCTTCTATTTGAGCAGCTTCATTTTCTTGATCAAAAATAGTGCCTTGTATATTCTCTCTTAAAGCTCTATTCTTTTTCATATCTTTAACAATAGTTTCAGCATCAAAATGTAGTTGCTCATCTTGTAAACCTAATGGGTACTGGCCTTTAAATGTTTTCTCTCTAGTTGAAATATATTTCTGTATTTCTTCCATTCTTCTTTCAACAGAAGCATCATCTTTAATTAACTGTTCTTTCTTTTTCTCTGCAGCTTTTATTTCTTTCTTTTCTTGTTTAATTGATGTTTTTTCTATTTTTTTAGTTGATTTTGGAGTTTGTATAAAACCATCCTCTTCCATTTCAGTTAAAAGTGCTCTTACCTGTTTAACCATATGTTTTGGATCTATACGTTCACTACCGAGTCTACTAACAAATTCATCTAACTCTGTTTCAGATATATCTATTTTATTCATAAATTTATACTGCTCAATAGCATTATTAACAATATCATTTGATTCTTTTATAATCTTTGCATATTCTTTAGCAGCAGCTCTTAATTTTTCAGGAGTACTTATATCTTTACCTGCAAAGAATTTCTCACCATTACCACCTACTTTTCGTAGCCAGTAAGCACTCTTAACTGAATGAACATCAAATTCTAAATATTTAAAGTTTTTACGTGAATGTCCTCCGAATACACCTTCTTCAACAAGTATCTTTGCTACTGCTGGGAATTCTTGGACCTGTCTCCCTGTAAAGAAAGGTAAAGCAGCTTTTAATTGGTTTACATGGTCAAGTTGTGGAATCCTTTTTCTTTTTATATTAGACCAAGCTTCTAACAAATAAGGTAGTGCTATCTCTTTAGTATCATTAAATTCATCTACAGAAATACCAAGATTTTCAATAGCAGCTGCTGTATCTCTATCTATTTTATAGTAATTATCAAGTACAAATCTAGATTGATTATCATCTAATCCAATTTTTTTAAGTAACTCTACATTCTTTGGATCTGCATTAGCAAGTACATCTCCAAACTCATCTTGATAAAATACCTGACTTGTTTCACCTGTTTCGGAAGCCATACCTTTAGTTACAGCAGATCCTCCTGAAGCATTATCTGATACTAATTTACGTTGCTGTGCGTTCCACATGCTTTGCGTATCTGTAGGAGCTTCAGAATACAAACCATCTCTATCAGGTCTATCAGGGAATCTATTAGCTTCGTAGTTTTGGTTAAATTTACTATAATTTCTATTGTCGAACCAATCGTCAAGTTTACTGCTTACATATTTTGTACCTTTTGCATAGATGTCTCCAACAACAGGTATATCTTTTATAGCAGCATGTGCTAGTTTACGACCTAAATTAATTTTCTTACCTTGACCAAGAGTAGCCATTTCAAACATCCACTCTTCTTGAGTTTGAGGCACTATAAACTCTGCTACACGGGCTGCACCTGCTGCTGTAACATCCCATGGATCTTTCCAATTTTGTACAGTTCTAGCACCTTCCCATGCTTTTCCAAAATCTACATGACGTTCATTTATTCTTAAAGTATCGCTATGTGGATAAATTTCTTTCTGCTGTTCTTCAGATAGTAATTCTTCTTCCATAATTACCTCCTCTTCGCTCCACCTCTAGCTCTGTTAGCCTTACGGCTCTCTGCTTTGTACGAACCGTCTGGTTGTTTAGAAGCATCTACACTAGAGGATCTAATTTTTAATCGAGACCGTGCTGCTGCATGTTGTCTCTTGTATGCATTGGAATGAGCATACTTACCGCCAGGACTATTATCATTAATGTGTTTTCTCCTAGAACTAGCATTCTTCCGATAATGTCTAGCTGTCTTACCTAGTTGTTCTGCCATAGAGTCTATGCTGTACGAGTTCAGGGTCTACTTTAGGTATAATTGAAGCTAACTTCTCTAATGGAGTACCTTCTAGAGCTACACCAGTAATATCATTAGTTTTTAACCAATCACACGCTGCTTTTAAGTCTTGGGTAGTAGCCTCGCCACTACGAACCCTCTTAAGGAATTCTTCAGTGACGAGGTTATGAAGTTCATCAAACTTCTCTTCTTTGGCTTTAGCCATTTTTCTTTTTCTCTGCTTTTTTCTTAGCTTCTTGCCTTTGTGCTATAGAGTTGGTTGTTGAACCATCCTCATTGTAAGTTGTAGCCATTAGCTTAGTAATTTCTTTTTAACAATTTCTAATGCTTGGTCATCTAATTTATTGTCAGTTCTAGCAACATAAGCTTCTAATAAATCAATTACTAGTTTCTTAACTGCATCCGACTTCAAGAAGGCGAAAAGGATGGGCTTGATAATTAGGATCATTATTCTTTAGTGGTTTTTTTGGATGTTTTCTTAGCTGGCTTATTAGCAGCTTCGTTTTCAATAATACGTGAAGTCTTAACTTCAGGTTTCAGGTCATTAGGACCATCTAGGTTAGGAGTAGTATCTCCTCTTTGTAGAGTTAATGAACTCATGTTACATGTTTCTTTAGGTTTACTCCATGGCTTATACCATGGTGGTGGTGGTGTTTTACATTTCAATACTTTAGCTTTAGCTTTCTCCCAGGTCTTTATAGGTATAACATCACTACACATATGACCAACATCAGAATTAGGAAGTAGCATAAATCCTTTCTGTTGCAGTTCTGCACACTTTAAGACTCTAACTAATTCATAATCTAATCTCATCTTTTCTTCTTGTCTAGCTGCTATACTACGACACCTATTTAAACCTTCACGGTCTAAAGGTATCATAAAGTTAATTTGACCTCCCCAGTTTTCTGCTAGAGTATAACTAGAAGGTCTCATTCCATCTTCATCTATATCCCATGGTTTAGTATGATTTCCCATATAGAATGGAGAGAAT